AGATGCTGAAGCCGCTGGCATAAATGTCAGTGTAAAGACATTGCTAGATACCGCAGAATCGGTAATTCTCCTAACAATGCCATCATTTGTCGCAGCATCTGCATCCTGGAGTATCAACCACTTACCATTAAAGCGGTCATTGCTACCAACTACAGCAGTGTTATCATCTACAGTTGTTGTAGTTCCACCAGATGCAGTTGAGGTACGCACCGCCCCAAGGTTGTATCCGATGGACTGTCGTAGCTGTTCACGAGTCCTTCCTTGGATTACTGCCATGCCTTCCTCCCACTACAGCATTAGTAAGATCTCTTCATCCTCATGCCGCTTTTATTTTTTCGATTTGGTTTCGCTGCGGACTTTATTGGTTTCTTCCGCATTGGTTTCATTCCGTATGACTTCTTCATTCCGTATGCCATTTGGTTTTTCCTTTAAGATATATGATGTTCTTATATCTTCAAGTTCTGACTCTAATGCACCAATAACTCTTCGTTGAATTATTATCTGCATTTCCCTAAAGGCTTCAGGCATTACACGAAATAATTCCTGAATATCCTCAACCGTCATATCTAGATTTGTCATGTCCCTCTTTGTCCCCCTAGAAATCCTTTGCATAATAAATCAAATTGTTTGAGCTTTCACGTCTTTTCTCTGCAGCCAAACGGATTTGATCCATTATCTTCCCGATCTCTTTTCTCTCCTCCATCGTGGGCGCACGTTTCTCGTAGCCCTCACGAAGCTTGGTCTGAAAGTTCTCGGTAGCCTCACCTATCTTCTGGTCAAGTTCAGCCTGTCCTTCATCAGGATGCTGAACAACAATGACCCTTTCCTCATGGGTAACACCCCATCGGTCTTTACCACGCAGGGTGAACCTGTGGTGAATGATAGGCCTGGCAGTCTCAACACTTAATCCCAAGGGGGCTGTCCCATTATGAACAGCCCCATTAGGAACCCATATGTTATGCATATGTCCCTCTTCCCACCAGCTCTTAGTATCGGATCTGCAAGTCAACCAAGGAGTACTCGGTTGAAGCAGCTACGTTGATAACACCACCAATGAGGAACTCAGCACTGGAGTCATCAGCCATAACGTCAACAGAACCATCAGTTGAAGAACCTGTCATTACGTTCTTACCTACGACAACCGTGCCGTTTGTAAGTACAGCAGCAGGTCCAGCAGTCTGGAACCATCCGTAGGAACCACTTGCAAGGTCTCTTGCAGGAATACCAACAACAACACCATCAATATCACTTAAATCGAATATTTCTGCTGCTGCATAGATGCTCTTAGCAAGACCAACCTCTGAAGAAGTTGTCAATGCTGTTGCAACAAAGTCATTCTCGAATAAGTCGATAGTTAGTGTTGCACTAGTTGCCGCTGCGGAGTGTCTCCAAATAGGAAATAGCTGTCCTTCACCAGCAGCATCATTGACGAATAGGTATCCATCTTCATAGTCTCCAACATCGCCTCTGATTCCTGTGTAATACGCAGAACCAGAAATAGCAGTAGAACCACCGTTGGTTACTGTGATTGCACCAATACCTGAAGCATTAGCGGCAACTGCTGCTGCGATAGCGAGGTCTTTAATGTGGTCAGATGCGGTAGCTTTTTGCATCGCAACCTTACCAGCAGTAATTGCCTCGCCTGTGTAACCGTAGTAGAAAACCCTACCATCAGGAAGAACAAGCCTTGTACCAAGTCTACGTTCTTTTGAAGTAGATGTGGATTTCTCCATCCCATAGTGTCCATTTATAGAAACTGGAAAAGACATAATGTCTCCTTTCTTTACAGGCTCAAAGTCCTGCGACTACCGTTATTAATATATCGTTAGGCACGGTAATCGTTACACCTAACTAAACTTCCACAACCACATCAGCAAACTCTGTAGAGGCTTCTGGCGTTTCTGTTTTCTCAACAGGCACACTCTTTGCTTCCTCTTTAGCATTTACTGTTGCTATTGCTTTTCTTTCAACGCACCATCTACAGGTGCAGTCGCCTCCAGGCAGCCAAGCAAAGCGTCCCATTCTAGACATTTTAAGAACATAGTCGGGACTGCTAGGGAGATTGTGTAATGCACTCCCGACCTCTGATACCACTAGACCTTCTACATTTAAGTCAGGCTTATGTAGATAGAACGTCATCTTAGGCGCACGATCATCAATAAACCCTAGTGAATAGCCAATAGTGGCTAGTTCCTGTTTTTGTTTGTTCCGCTGACTTATATCTGCCATGTCCCTCTTACCTCACGTTATTAAGATGTTGCGAGATCGCCAATTTCAAATTGAACGCCAGCACCTTTGGTGTCATCGAGTTCAAACACTCCGTAGTCAGCAGTCATTACGACTTCTGTTGCACGGAGAGAAGCGTCTCTTTGTCGCTCTGTTCGGGTGTCTACCGAAACAAGAACTGCAAGTGCAGACTTGTCAGCGATAACACCAATACCAGAGTCAACGCCTGATACCTTAGCAATGTTTCCATCCTCAAAGATAGAAACACCATTCATTGGGCGAAGACCACTGTAGAAGTTCTTCAGTAAGTCAACGCTCCATCCGTTGCTAAGTTCACCACCAGCGGTTCCTGCTACGGTTGCTGCTTCCTTGGAAAGGTTTGCAATCGCGTTTGGGTGGTGAAGGATGTAAAGCTGGCTACCAAATTTTCCAGCCTTGGCGTTGGAAATAATTGCCTGGGTGTTTGCCGCACTCATCAATCGGCCATCTGCGCCAAGCTTTGTTCCACCGTTAAGGTTGGTGTACAAAGCAATAACGTCAGTGTCCTTTTTCCTTGCCATTGCGTCACCGAGCTGTCGCCCAATGATTGCCATAACATTTGGAGAACTTTGCTTTACAAGCTTGTCGGTAAGAATAACCTTCGCACCAACCTCAGAAGCAGTGAGGTCTACGGTAGTCATTCCAATATCTTCCTCATCAATGATGTCTACACCATCAGTGAGATCGCTCATCGACATCTGACCGACCTTTGGAACGGTCACGGTCTTCTCACCTTTACCAAGGGTGAATCTTTCTATCAATGCCATAGCTGGAGCGTTATGCTCCTCTGTGTAACGTGCGGCAGCGATAATGGTTTTCTGGGCATTTTCTAAATTACCAGTCGTTGCTGTCTGTGCCATATAGCACCCCCTTCATTATAATCCTGCCGCTCGCTTTGCTGCGGCTAGTGCTTCTGGAGATCTGTCTCCTGCGTTGTATCTATCCAGCCACGCTTCTTCATTGGATACCGCAGTTACCTGCGATGTACCAGTGTCAAAGTTCTGTGGTGGAACTGATGCCTTTTCGTATTGGGCTAGTTTTGCTTCTAATTGCCCTATCCTGGACATCTCCTTCGCTCGAAGTTCCATCTCCTGTGGAGAGTTGTAAGGCAATAATTGATCTGCGTCAACCCCATGCAATTTGGAGTAGTGCATAGCTGCTCTATACCTACCTTGTTCGTGCAGTTGTGTTCGTTGCAAGTTAGCATGAAGTTCAGCTTCACGCCTTTGGAACGCCTGTTGCTGTGTAACAAGATGCTCAATCTGGTCTTCTGAGTACCCTTGAGTTTCAAGCTGTGATCGTGTCGCATTCGCTTCTTCAAGGATTCTTCGTTCCTGTTCCTGCTGTTGCTGCCACTGTGTCCACTGGTTTACCTGTTGCTGTAACGCAGCATTTTGTTGTGCCAAAATATCCACTTGTGGATCAGGCATAACCTGCGGCGTAGGTTCTGGCGTAGGTTCTGGTACAGGCGTAGGTGTTGGTGGTGCAGGTGGCGCATCTGTTACTTCATCAGCTACATCTACCTGTACGTTTGTTACATCTACAATATCCAAATTCATTGCATCCAATTCAGGAAAACCTGTAGATGGTGCAGCTTCTGCTGCTACTGCCTCTGGCTCATTCTGCATTGTCATGTCCCTCATGCCTCCTAAAGCATTATTATCTTGCTAGATGGAGCAACTACACCAGTAGTCCCTCCACTTCTAGTTCTTCGTTCAGCGACTGGGATTGGTCCTCGTGAAGAATCAAATTTCTCGAACATATTATCCCAAAGCCTGGCTATTAATTGTTGCACTTCATCCTCAGTTAATTTACTAGAGGCATTTTCTGTTATCCAAACTGCCCTTGCTTGAAATCTTTCAAGATACTTTTGCTGAGATTCAGGTTTTAGTAATTCAAGAATTTCTTGGTGGATACCACTTCCTGCTCTTAAAACTGCACCTCTTTGTTCTGGTGTAAATGTTGCAAGCAATGCTTCTCTTTTTACATCTATAACATCCCATTTATCTGATATCGCCGCTTGCTGTGCTTCTGGGCTGTCATACAATGCATACCATGCATTTAATGCCTGTTTGATAGGATCATTAGATTTCTTTCTATCATCCTCTATACCAACAGATCTTTTGTATTCCTCCAGCTTGGTGTTCATAAGCTTCTTCTGCTCGAAGTAAATGCTTCTCATCTGGTAATCAGAAGCACTTGCCGCCCACTGTCTATTCATAGTTTCTAAAAATTCTTTTTCAAGAGCTTTCTTTCTTCTGTAGAATAACCCCCAAGCACTATTGGAATCTCTTGCTTCCAATGCGTGTTCTTGAATTACATCAGGTTCAACTAAATCATTTTTAATCCAAGATTCAGCTATTTCTCTTGTTGAAGTTACGTTAATATCAAAATATTTATTTGCTTTTTCAGTTACTACGTCAGACAAAGATGCCATCGATGTTCTTGCACCAAAGAATCCTGCGCCAGCGGCAGCGACTGAATCTCCATCCATAAATCCTTGCACTACAAAAGGGTAAAATGATTCTGCACCATACTTTGCTAGCTCTGGAAGTGATTCAACAACCTCATATGGAGCAGCATCAACCCCAAAGAAATACTCTGCTGTAGTTCCCCCAAAGTTCATTGCAGGTGCGCCCCTGCTTCGTAATACATGCAAGAGAGGATTTTCAAACTGGTCTATTGATTTCCATTTAGAAAGAGGTTCCCAGTTATTTTCCATAACAGCTTGCTGTGCGCCATAAAGGAGTTTTGTATACATTGATGCAAGGGATCTCCAGAACCC